ATTCGCTTATCGCCTGCTTTGGCCGCGAGTCGAAGCTGATCTGCAATATCGGGCATGAGGTCGGGCTTGCCTGACTTATGTACATCTCGATCGACATCGATGGCGCGAACCACCCCTGTCTTTGAATCAGGTATGTGATCGCTAGTACCTTGTGCAACGTGGCGTGCATCGGCAATCCAGCCATCGGAACGCCTATCACGATCTGGGAAGGTGTCATCGAATTGCTCGCGTAACTGTTGACCAGCCTTGCATAGTACGGGCTTCATCCGAGCAAGAGTTTTGCTTCGTCTTCGGTAATTCCTAAGCGCTCAAGTAGTGCAGCCTTTTTAACTGCTAGATCGTTTTCCTGATCAATCTCAGCCGCCTTAATTCTTGCAATTTCTGCGTCAATTTCTGCCTGCGTTGGCGCTTCACCGTCAAGAACGATCCATTGAATTGTTGAATAATTGTTGTCAGTGTAAGAAAACTCGGCTGATGGTCGGAGTGACTTGATAGCGTCTGCAAGATAGTTTCTCATTATGCACCGATTTCCAATAGAACGATTGTTGATGTGCTTGAATTGAATGCTTGCGCTTCAATCGTGCCTGATGAATTTGTGGCTAATCGTGTTTTGTATGTTACTGATGAAGTTGTTGAAGGCGAATCTAAATAAACGGGCGACCATGTGTGCGCTCTTTCATACGTACCCGTCGCGGTTGTTATTCCCATGCCCGCAATATATTGATTGTTCAATATTTCTGTGCTGTTCCTTAAAATTGCGCCTTTGCCATAGGCGGAACTTGCTGAGGTATTGATTTGATAAATTTGTTGCGAGATAATTATTAAAATTTTTGATGTGGTTGCGCTTGGTGTTATCGACGCCGACAATCCGCTATCTGTAAGCGTGGCGCTGGATATTGTTGTTTGTGTCGAAGTTGTGCCCTGAACTACCTGCAAGACTTTGCCGCCGCCGCCTGCAGCCGATGCCCATTTAAGGCCAGTCGCGGCTGTTGAATCAGCGGTAAGAACCTGTCCATTTGTGCCAACGCCTAGACGAGCATCGGTGGTTGAATATGTGTAAAGGTCGCCTTTAGTAGTTAAAGGGGAAGATCCGCCTACTGAAACCCATGCAGAACCTGAATAGTACTGAGTCGCGTTAGTGTCCTTAAGGTAGGAGATCATGCCTTCTTGCGGTGAGGTGATAGCTGAGGTGCGAGCTGCCGCATCGGCAAAGACCATAACCACCTGAGAGGCTAAATAGCCGTTAGCGTCGGCAGCCGTGAGGACGTCACCTGTCGTAAATTCTTTATATCCTAGACCTGCTGCCATTGTTTTCTCCTAGTATCCCATTATGGATTGTCCGATTATACCGTATGTGGAAGATCCGACGATGAATCCCTCCACTATAGGTTCAAGTGTTGTGACTGTGCATTGCATTGAATTTGGGGTGATATCCCACGCTAAGCCTTGCACCTGCAAGGTCTTGACGATGGTTGATCCCTCTGGCTGTACATTCGTGATCTTGACGTTGTCAAAGTAATCGAGCCCGATGATCGTGTCAGTTGGTACCGATGGATCTAATAGATCGATCGTCATGGCATCGATTCGGATCGTAGTCTCTGCACGCGTAGCGACATAGATGTCAGCAATATCTTGAACCTGTGCGTCTGTCTGCGCTATGAGATTTTCTACGTTCATGCCGTGAGGAAAGTACTTAGCGATGGAATCTAAGTCTGAAGCCGTGACTGTAGATCCACCGACGCGCTTCATTGTCGCATTATTGATGATGAGTTTGTCGTCGAAGGCGTAACGAAGGTTTGAATATGGGATTCCTGTAGTTTGATTGAACTCAATCGGCGCCGGGGCTAGAGATCCGACTACATCCGAGCGATCCTTAAATTCTACTTCTCCATCTGCACGGACGAAAAACGCGCCTTGCTCTGTAAACTCTGCGACCTGAATCGCTTGCAAAGATGTGCGAGTGGTGGCTGGATCTGCCTGAACTGTTGTCGATCCTGCATCGATGATGCGCATGGAAGACGGGAAGTCCACTTGATCGAGGATCTTATCGATTCGAGTGCCAGTAGTCTGGCCAGCCGTTGCGCTTGCTACTGTCGAGACGTTAGCCATAGCGAACAGGCGAAAGGCGTCTGAGCAAGCGATATCGACATAACCTAATTCTTGTCCTGTTGGATAGGTGTACTTATAATCATTTACGTATCCAGAGAAGAGAAAGTTCTGAGTAGTGTCTGTGGTAGCCGCGACTCGAATCTTACGGAGTGGAGTCAAGAAGCCGAAGTATGGACTGGCTGGATTCTGAGGGTTGAAGTCGCCATTCTGATCGATAACTCGGATTGTGCAGGTTCCTGCTTCGTAGGTATCGCGCATAATATTGCGACCGCGCCTAATAGTGATCTGGCGAGTTTGAGAGCTGAGGTCAATCGTAGGGGTTGCTACGGGTGAATCTCCAAATTGACTAGTGCCAATCACGCCATTGACGGCATCACCAATAACGAAGCCATAGCCGAATGTAGCACCTTGGCTAAAGTCGAAGGAGACCGAGATTGTGGCTGGAAGACTCATATTGCTACTGGCGTATTCGCGAATCTACCTAGGCGGTTTACATTGACGAAAGATCCAGAAAGAGATTCGTTAGTCTGTTGCTGAGTAATAACAGCCGATACTGCCTCGCCTGCAACCTCGACTTTAATATTGATCGGAGGCAGAGGGTTTACTCCAGCGACTACACCTGCAGGAAGTCCACCTTGCTGTCCAAAGGTTTCTGGCATTGCATAACTAGGTGGCACGAAGTTAGGTACGGGTGTGCCTAAAACATTGCCGCCGAAATCAAGGGTCGGCACCTTCCAATTACGATAAGGGTTTGGCGCTTCTGGGGTAGCCAATAGAGCCGCGTTGAGAGCCTGCTGGCGCTTTGTTGCCGCTTCAAGTTCTGCAGAAAGTTTATTAGCCTGCGCTTCATTCTTATCTAGCAAGGCTAATTGAAGATTAAGGGATAGGCGATCTGTCTCGCTGATCTTGCCACGAAGAGCGGCTGTGACGCTGATACGATCGAGGTCGATAGTCTTAGCGGCTCTAGTGAGAGCGTTGGCCTTCTTTTGCATGTCTAAGGTTTTCTTTTGTAAGGCCGCGATTGCTGCTGCACGAGCTGCTGCTTCCTTTTCGGCCTTCCTACGAGCCGCTTCATTAGGATCTACATAAGTCCCACCTAAGGCAGAGCTAGGGTAACCGCCCATGCCTGGAGTAGTGAAGCTGCTAAATGTGCCAGCGCCTTGCGTAGAGAGTAGTCCGAATGCACCGCCGAATATCTTAACGAAGTTACTGCCCGTAATCCTGTCGAGTACTCCTACGAGTCCCATACCTGCCTGCATCGACTTATCAAGGTTACTGACCAGAACGGCCACGTTACGGAATGCCGTGGCTGTATTTGTTGCGAAGCTGTTCATGGCTTCTGTAAGTTCTGTGATGCTTCCCGTATCGGTCGCTAGGATCGAGAACGCATCTACGAGACCCTTACCGATAGTCTCCTGCGCTTCTCCTGCCGCGGTCTGGATAAGGGTTAACTTGCCTGCATAAGTATCAAGGTATGCCGCGTTAGCACCTGTAAAGGTTTTGTTTAGTTTTTCCTGAACTTCGGCAAATGTCGCCGTCTTAAGTTCTGCCTGAGTAAGTCCTAGTGAGTACTTACGAAGCCCTCTAGTCTGTCCGACGTAGGCCATTGATAAATCGTTAACTACTGTTTCGTAATCGACGCCAGAGCCTCTGCTTACTTCTAGCGCTAGGTTCATTAACTCCGTAGACTTAGCAAGTGAGCCTGTGGTCTGCAATAGGCGCTGCATGGCCGGACGAAGCTGATCATCTGTAACGCCTGAGGCGCGAGATAACTGCTCGATGAACGCTTCGATCGCTGGAGTCTCGAAGGCTAGTCCTAGATTCTTTACCGACTGCGCTAGACGGCTTGCAGCGGCTTCATCTTCCATGAATGCCTTAACGGCTGCCTTGCTGAACTGAGTAATCTTCTGGACGCTGAACGCCGCTAGGAGTGCCTTGCCTAGTTTCTTAACGCTATCGTCTAGTTTACCTGTTGATCTTTCGGCATCGTCAAAGGCTTTCTTGCCCTTGAACTCACCGATAATCGGGATGCGTAACTCAGCCATTAACTTACTCTCCCATTAAACTTAGCGGCAGCCTTTTCAAGCGCCTTGATAACTCCAACCTTCGCTCTGCCTTCATCCTCTTTGTATGCCTTAAACATTGCGCGTCCTGCCATCTTGCCCGATCCTGCTAATTGACCAGACAGGCGTGGAGTGAATCTTCCACCCATTCCAGACTTACGGCCAGCGGTCTCATAGATAGCACCGCCAGCGGTCTTATTGTGGATCGATACAGTCTGCACCCAGCCTTGACGATTAGGCTTTGTCGGTGTCAGTTTATAGCCAACGCCTCGACGTGCTGTGCCTGCGTCATACTTAGGGAAGCCACCGCCTGCGCTATTGCCAACGAAGCCCGAAGGCATGTCACCATTAGACGGCATGAAGCCACGAGCCTTTTTAACCAACGGCTTTAGGAATCCCACCATCTCATCACGTGTTTCTTTATCAAGATCAGGTGAGAACTTCTTCATTGCTTTACGGAGTTCGCTAGCGCCTTTTAGCTCTGTAGGCATTCTTCTGCTCCTCCGCTCTGTCTTTCAATGCTGTCAGAATCATCTGCAACATCGATGGATCTAAATCGATTAAAGATTGTGGAGGGATAGCCGTCTCAATGCTCAAGCGAGCTATGAGGTAGTGGATGCTATCCCTGCCTAGGCCAAAGGGTCAGACTCTGCAACCTCGACACTTTTCAGAGTTTCGAGAAAGTCTGCGCCGAATGGCTTGACTATGGTTCCACTTAACCGAAGGCCTTCCCATGCAAGCCAATAGACATCTGATTGCTTTTCATCATCGCGGAACGCTTTGTGAAATCCCTTTTTAGCATATAGTTCGAACGCGTACTCCAATCGAGGAGTGATCTCGATCTCGGTGACGCTGTTGTCTGCCATCGTGACTATTAGTTTTGCCATGCTGTGCCCCTTTGTTTAGTTAGATTATGCGGTGGTTACTGCGACTACGCCTGATACGTTCCAAGTTACACTCTGAGTCGATAGATCGCCAACAGCACCATTAATAGGTGTGATGTTATTGACCAGGCATGTCATTGTGTAAAGTGGGTTTGTAGGAGATGTGATTGCAGAAGTCTGCTTAAGTGTGACTGTTGTGTTGGTTCCAACTAGTGCGTTCAATGTCTGAAGAGTCTTAGATGTTGCTTCATCATTGAGGAAATCGATTGTGATTGAAGATGCTTCTAGGCCTTTGACGAACTTATGTCCGTTATCGCCCATTGCTGTTACTTCGAGCTCATCGAATGATCGGTTAAGGGTAACGCTTGTAACTAGAGTAGAGAGATCAACCGCGTTGACAGTTAGAACTACTCCGTTGCTTAGATATACTGCCACGATTTATTCCTCGTCTTTCTTAGTAATTGGCTTTGCAGCCGCTGGTTTTACCTGACCGATTTTGATCAGGAATGCTTCATTATCTTTTTCCCATTGTTCCAATTCGGTCATGGTTAAGTCCATTCTGTCAAGATTGACACGTTGATATTACAGGTAAGCAAGTCACCGGACACGGCACTTAGTACGGCTGGCGCCGATACTTCTGTGACGTTGTAGGTGTATGAGGACGCCGCGAGTTTATTAAAGACTCGGACGATGTTGTCCTCAATTCCGTTAAGGTTGCCTTCGTTGTCTAGAAGTGGCACCATGACGGAAATAGTAAAGTGAGCCATAGGCGCGATAGTGTTTCGCCAGCCGTTAGATGGAGTGATGTAAGGATCGGCCGGTGCAACGATAACGCTGTTAGCAATAGGCGTGGCTGGAGGGAATGCGAATACTGAATACTTAGTGTTATCGACTAGAGCTGCTGCGAGTCCTGCGCGTAGTGTTGATATGGCGGCCATTAGCCCACCATCGATCTCGGATCGAGATAAGGTGCAAGCATTCCGCGTACGCGTGCTAGGAGTGTGTTCCCGAGGCGATAATTAGGGCTAGGTGTATAGCCATCGATTGTTACTGATCCACCTGAAGGGCTCTGCCTGCTTTGCCAGATGTCGATGCAGATCATGAGCGATGCTTCTTGGATCGCTGGAATCGTTGAATAGTCTGTGTAAGTCTCAGCCGCTGCTATTCCGAAAGGTTCGACTGTGTGGCGTGGATTGTCTGAGGTGTGAGTCGTAGTTATGTTAAATGATCGAGCATCGACGCCTGTAATAGTTTTTGTACCGTTATATTTAGCGCCAGCGCCTGAGATAACTACTGATTGTCCGACGTAAAATACTTCACGAATGTTCTGATCGAAGTAGAGAGTGCCGACTGTGCCTGTGTTGCCATGAGCGATGATGTACTGCTGATTCTTCCATAGAAAGGGCAAGAGTACGTTATCCGCTGCGTCGCAGACAGATTGCAAGACTGCATCAGTGTAGAGAGTTCCAACGCCTAGGGCGGTGCGAAGCTCTGTGACTGTTGTCAATGCCATGCTCTGATCCTTTCTAAAGACTGGCTGGGTAGAAGGGCACTACCCAGCCAGCGACTTAGGTGGCTTACGCCTTGTTATTCTTGAATGCGCCTGCTGCAACCTTGGTTGCGATTGCGCCGTAGCCGTAGTAGCCGATTGTGACCTGACCTGTTGCTGTTGATTCAGCGCGTAGGCGGTAGGTTGGGCTCTCGTACCATGTGTAAGCATCTGGGTTAACGATGAGGATAGTTCCATCGCCGTCTCCGCCGTTCGTAGGATCGACGTAGAGGTTAAGTCCTGCAACGTTACCTGTGAGTGATGTAGGTGCTACTGCTCCGCCTGCGTTTTGTGGCTGTGAAGCTGTGTAGATTGGACGGCCTGCATCGTTGAGTGACATGATGTTTGACCACTGTCCTGTAGATACAACCATATTGCGAGCGAATGGATTAGCAAGTCCGGCTGTTGCGCCATAAACAGATGCTGAACCGCGAGCAACGATTCCGAGGAGTTCGGCGGCTGTTGGGTAAGTTACTGTTGTGGTTGCATCTGCTGTTGCACCTGAGATAAGTGCCGCGTTGACTGCTGCGTTTGTTGTCTTTGCGTAAGCCGCTGCCATGTTGCGAACGAGTTCATCAAAGAATGCTGGAGAAGTTCTGTCGAGAAGCTCTACAGAAAATACCTGTTGTCCTGCGTACTTGGAGATCGAGACGCTCAAGAAGTTTGAGGTCTGATCTGTATCAGAGAATGCATCGCCTTCTGGCTCGATTGCAACTGTTGGCATTGCTGTAATGCGTGGGATCTCGAAAGTCATACCTGCATCTGGAAGCACTCCGCGAGAGATTGCATCGATTGATGGGCGGATGGTTGTACCGAGTGGGTTGATAATCTCAGATAGCTGACGTGTTGGTACTAGACCAGCGTTGTCTGTTGTATCTGCTGCTGCTGCGATCCATTGACGAGCTGTGTCGTCTCCGAGTGCTGCGCGGATTGTGTTCTCTGCATACTTCGCAGCTGTTACTTCAATGCGTGGCTTTGTGTAAGCCATTGCTGTTACTGTAGGGCGAGCAGCTTCCACAGCCGCGGCTTCTACTGGTGTTGCTTCGACTGTTGTGTCTTCCACGACTGTCTCGCTTTCTGTAGGTAGGGTTTCTTCAACGGCTTCATCTTCTGATGCCGCTATATCGGTTACTGCCGCAGACTTGAATGCCGCTGCTTGTACCAAACTTACTTCGAGTAGGTCGGCACTCGATACATACAGCACGCCATTCTTAGGCTTTGCTGCATTGACCATAACTCCGACTGATAGACCAGTACGAAGTTCTTCTGAGGCTTCGATGAGTGCATCGGTTCCTCTGGATGACTTAGAAATCTTGAATGAAGCAAAGATTCCTTCTTCTGTCTCATTAAAGAATTGAGCGCGGCCGATTGGCTGCTTAGGATCATGCTCTAATAGGAGCTTCACTTTGCTTGAATCAGCTATGTTAATCGCGCCACGCTCAAAGACTACGGCACCGGCCGAAGTGTTTCCGACCTCGCCATTAAAGGGAACGATCTTGCCTGAGATGGTGCGCTCTGACGCATCCGCTGTAAGTTCTGCCGAAAAGGTCAGCATCTCTTTCATATGATTCCTTCGCTTCCGTTAGGTGTTAGATCGGTCATGGCCATCGCTTGCTCCTGGGTGATTAACTGGAGATCAAGCATCTCGCGAATGACTGCTAGTTCTGCAAGTGGATCTGTCCGCAGATAATTCTTATCAATATCAAATTTAACGATATTGCCACGGGCTGTTATGTCATCCATTGAAAGACGATCTTCGATGGCTGATATAAATGGCTGTAAAGATAGTGTGAGGAATTGGCGACGCTCATCCTGAACGTTCGCGTAGGTCATCGTCGTATTCTGATCTGCCGACACGTAATAAGGTGGCACGTTGCAAAGGCGAGCAACTTCTGTTGCAAGATTCTGGATCGCTTCGTTATACATCATATCCTTAGGGCTAAAACCTACGGCCTCATATTGCAAGGTAGATGTGAGATAAGCCGTGGATCGATTAAGGCGAGCATTCTTCCATGCGGCTAGTAGTCCCTGAACTTCTGCTGGAGGAAGATCAGCACCAGAGTTACGGATATATCCTGAGGCCATTGGTGTCGCTGCTGCAACTGCGGCGGCCTTCTGAATATCAATAGCAGATCGAATCGTTGATACGCCAGTATTAAGAATGCCGTCATTGAGTGACTGGAATGTGATGAGTGAGCCGAGGCCATCCATCGGTACTGTTGTGCCATCGATGGCGTATGACTTTACGAAAATGTTATCGCGATCGAGTGTCGCGGTTACTCGGCTGTTAGCGATCCAGTTAAATCGTGATGGGCGACCATCTTCCTGATAAGTCTCGACTACTTGCCAGAAGGCTTGTCCATAAAATAGAAGTGAGTCGACTGTGTAAGCGATCGTTACTGATCGAGGTTGGTGATACGAAGGTTGATCGAGCCAGAGAGGCTTGCCTAATTCTTCACCTGTTGACTTCTTATAAAGTTCAAGTGGGATAGCGCCGATAGTCCCTGCGAGTAAGTTACGGCAACGCGCTAGCGCTGGGACTCCGAGAGCTTCTGTCCGTCCGACGTAGGCGAACTGGAAGGGCATCGCGTAAGGTGAATACTCACCTAGAACCTGCGGTGCGTATTGCGCTTCAACGTTGGCCTTCGGTGTTGCACCTGTGAGGCGCGAAAGGATACCCATAGGTCGCAATTATACACTACATGTAGGTCATTCCGTGTAGATTCGCGCTATCTGTTGCGGTTTAAGTAGCATCGACACAACCATCGCTAAGCCGATCGGTGCAGAGATATCGCCAGCGCTCTTACGCTTTACAATTCGCCATGCTGAATCGTTGACTTTAGCGGCGCAATTATTCATCTGTTTAATCAGCTCTTCTTGCCCGTTATGAACTACTCGACTGTTCACGAGTCCGTCTAGTAAGTCCGAGCAAGCCTGATAGAACTGCTGACCCGATACATCCTGAATGATCTGGCCTGCATTGGCAAGGCGTTCTGCTATTGATTGCGTTGCATACTTGTCATAACAGATCATCTTTGGCC